CGTGCCAAGTACAACAAGGCGACGGGCAGCAAGCTGAAGCCGCCCGCGCCTTCGCCCAAGACGGCTGCGGACAAGGGGCGGAAGGCCAGTTTTTGCGCCCGGATGGGCGGCGTAGTCGCCAAGTCAAAGAACGCAGAGCGGGCGAAAGCCTCAATGAGACGGTGGAAGTGCTAAAATGGCCAAAACCTGTTTCAAATGCAAGCAAACAAAACCTTTTGACGGGTTCTTCCGTCATAACCAAACGTCAGACGGCTATCATAGTTGGTGCAAAATTTGTTGCCGCAAAGGCAATCAGAAGTCACGCGCTAAACTTGAAAGCACAATTGAAGGCCGCGCGCGCGTATTTTTGCGCAACGCGCGTAACAGCGCTATCAAACGTAACCAGCCGTTTGAGTTAGAACCGCGCGATATTGTTGCTTGTTGGAATGATCAGAACGGCATTTGCGCTTACAGCGGCCGTCCTATGACCCTAGAAGCTAACAATCTCAACACGGTATCTATCGAACGCATCGACAGTAACGTTGGCTATACTTCAGAAAACACCGTTTTGGTTTGTCAAGCCATCAATCGTATGAAATCTGACTTTTCACTGCATGATTTCTACGATATGTGCCGTGATGTAGTTGATTTTTTAAGCAACGAAACAGGCGAACTAGGCGTTGAGGCCAGCAAATGAAGAAATCTAAAGGTAGCCCTGGGTTGTACGCTGCAATTCACGCCAAACGCGCCCGCATTGCCGCCGGATCAGGCGAAAAGATGCGGAAAGTTGGCGCCAAGGGCGCTCCAACTGCCGCCGACTTCAAGAAATCAGCCAAAACCGCGCAGCGGTCGCTGTCCAGCTACGGCGGACTGCCCGGCATGAAGCGCATCAAGAAAGGTAAGTGACATGCCGCTGGTCAAGTCAGCCTCCAAGGGCGCGTTTCGCAAGAACATCAAGACCGAAATGGCCGCAGGCAATCCGCAGAAGCAGTCTGTGGCCATCGCCTACGCGATGAAGCGCAAGGCGCAGGGCAAAAAGGGCAAGTAGGATGGCTAAACGTTCTGTTGCGTATAAATCAGACCGCGGTCAAATTCCCAACACCGCCGACTACAAAGGCGACTTTCAGGGAAGTACGCAGCCAAAGAGCAAACTGTCGGGCGGTTTTGGCCCTTTCGGCATAAAGTACAGCAAGCCGATTGGCCCCGTAAAGCCTGTTGGCCTGCGCATGGACGAGTACAGCAGGCAGCAGTTGGCCAAGATTAAGCAGCCAGCCGCACCCGTGCCCAAGGCCAAACCCAAGCCCGCGCAGGTTATCCGCACGACCGTTTCTGAGCGCATTACGCCTGTCAAAGCCGCAGCGCCCGCCCGCATGGCAGTCAACCGCGCAACGGGCAACACAACGGGCTTTACCACCGGCAAGACAACTGGCTCGACCGTGACCAAGTCCGGTACAGCCTATAAGACGCCTGAAACGGCGTATCAGCGTCAACAGCGCATATCGCAGGAAAAGAGTGGCGTGGCTGGTCCCTCCCGCAGCACGGGCGGCGCAAGCCGCTCAACAAGTGGCCCAAGCCGTTCGACTGGCGGCCGCATATCCGACCCGTCGCGCGGCGGCATGGGGAACTCTGGTCGCGGAACAGGAAGCAAGAAGTAAATGGCTGATGATGGTCTGAAAGGCGCGGCAAACGTCGCAAATGGCGGCACTGACAAGGCCGACATGCTTGCGACCATGCGGTCGCGCTTTACCATGGCCATTTCTGCCTTGGGCGAAAGCCGCGAGGACGAACTGGACGACCTGCGCTTCATGGCAGGCTCGCCCGACAACCAGTGGCAGTGGCCCGCCGACGTGCTGGCGACCCGCGGCTCCGTGCAGGGCCAGACGATCAACGCACGCCCCTGCCTGACCATCAACAAGCTGCCGCAGCACGTCCGGCAGGTCACCAACCAGCAGCGGCAGAACCGGCCCAGCGGCAAGGTGATCCCGGCTGACGACAACGCTGACGTGGCAGTGGCCGCGGTTTTTGACGGCATCATCCGGCACATCGAGTATATGTCGGACGCCGACGTGGCCTACGACACCGCCTGCGACAACCAGGTGACCTACGGCGAGGGCTACATCCGCATCCTGACAGAATATGCACGAGAAGACAGTTTTGATCAGGATCTGCGCATCGGCCGCATCCGCAACTCGTTCAGCGTCTATATGGACCCGACGATCCAAGACCCGTGCGGGTCCGACGCCAAGTGGTGCTTCATCACGGAAGACCTGCTCAAGGAAGAGTTTGAGCGGATGTTCCCCGACGCCGCGCCCATCACGTCCATCATGGCGCAGGGCATTGGCGCCCAGTCGCTGAGCCAGTGGATCAGCCAGAACACCGTCCGCATCGCGGAATACTTCTACATTGACCATGAGAAGGCCAAGCTCAACCTGTACCCCGGCAACGTGACGGCCTTCAACGGTACGCCGCAGGACGGGCAGCTCAAGGCCATGTTTGGCCAGCCGGTGCGCACCCGCACCGTTGACCGCCGCAAGGTCATGTGGGTCAAGACCAACGGCTACGAGGTGCTGGACGAGCGCGAGTGGATCGGCAAGTATATTCCGGTCGTGCGGGTCGTCGGCAACGAGTTTGAAGTAGACGGACGCCTGTACATCTCTGGGCTGGTGCGCAACGCCAAGGACGCGCAGCGCATGTACAACTACTGGACCAGCCAAGAGGCCGAGATGCTGGCCTTGGCGCCCAAGGCTCCCTTCATTGGCTACGGCGGCCAGTTTGAAGGTTACGAGATGCAGTGGAAGACGGCCAACACGACCAACTGGCCGTACCTTGAAGTGAACCCGGATGTGACCGACGGCGCGGGAAATGTCCTGCCTCTCCCGCAGCGTTCTCAGCCGCCAATGGCGCAGACGGGCCTTATTCAGGCCAAGATGGGCGCCGCAGAGGACATCAAGTCTACGACCGGCCAGTACAACGCCAGCCTCGGCCAGCAGGGCAACGAACGCTCCGGCAAGGCCATCATGGCCCGCGTGCAGGAAGGCGACACGGGCACCTACCACTACGTTGACAACCTCGGCCGCGCCATCCGCCACATCACCCGCCAGCTTGTGGACATGATCCCCAAGATCTACGACACCGAGCGCATCGCGCGCATCATCGGCGTTGACGGCGAGGTCGGCATGGCCAAGATCAACCCGCAGCAGCCCGAGCCGGTCAAGCCGATCATGGACGCTGCTGGCAACGTCATCGAGAAGATCTACAACCCGACGGTCGGCACCTACGACGTCGTCATCACCACAGGCCCGAGCTACCTGACCAAGCGCCAGGAAGCCGTCGAGGCCATGGCCAACATCCTCCAGACCAGCCCGCAGTTGTGGCAGGTGGCGGGCGACCTGTTCATCAAGAACATGGACTGGCCGGGCGCGCAGGAGATGGCGGCCCGCTTCAAGAAGATCATCGACCCGAAGGTGCTGGCCGAGGACGACAAGTCGCCGGAACTCCAGTCGGCCGAGCAGATGATCGAGGCGCTGACCCAGCAGCTCAACCAGACCATGGGTCTGATCGAGAACATCCAGAACTCGATGGAAGCGCAGGAGATGCAGATCAAGGCGTATGACGCCGAGACCAAGCGCATCTCGGCGGTCCAGAACGCCATGACGCCTGACCAGATACAGGACATCGTCATGGGCACCATTGCGGCGGCCATTGAGACGGGCGACATCTCGAACGGCCGTCCCTTGACGGCTGAAACAGAAGGCCCGCGCGGGTCCGTCGGTATGCCAGAACTGCCCGCAGGGACAAACGGGCCTGTAGGGCCAATCGGAGATATGAACGCATGAGCAGTTGCGACAAGTTTCTAGGTATGCTGTTCCTTGCGCGCGACGTAACGCACTCGGCGCACCTCAACACACGGTCGTTTGCCAAGCACAAGGCGTTGGGTAAGTTTTACCCGGCAATCATTGACCTAGCAGACACGTTTGCCGAAATGTATCAGGGCAAGTACGGCCTGATCGGGCCGGTCATGCTCATGTCAGCCGACAAGTCGAACAACGTGCTGGAGTTTCTGGAGCGGCAGACGACAGAAATTGAAGACGTGCGGTATAAGGTCGTAGACAAGGACTGCACGCCGCTTCAGAACGTCATCGACGAGATCGTAGGGTTGTACTATACTACGATTTACAAACTCAAGTTCCTCGCATAAGGAGGCTATCATGGGCCTTAAAACTACCACGCAGTGTTTGGGTTACCAGCAGATTACCAGCCTGTCTGCATCAACTGCACTGACCGTTCCTGTTGGGGCTAATTTGGCGCTGATTGTGGCTGAGACGCAGGCTGTTCGCTGGCGCGACGACGGCACGGCGCCGACCGCCTCGGTTGGGATGCCGCTGGCCACGGGCGTGTCGTTGTCCTACGACGGCGACCTCAAGGCTATCCGGTTCATTGAGCAGTCTGCTTCCGCAACACTCAACGTGTCATATTACGCATGATCCGCTCTCCTGCTGGCTTTGACGGCGAAATCCGTATCAAACGGTACATGGACTATTATCAGGCCAGCTATGGCGTGATGATGCTGTCGTCTGGTCAGTTTGGTGCGGGCACAGCGGCAGGATACCTGTTGGGTTCTGAGCCGTCTGGTTACGCTACCGATTTCACAGCCGGGGGAGTGCAGGGTAACGCGCTGGTTCGGTCATCTCCAAGGAACACCCAGATGGATTACAGCGGAACTCCTTTTCTGGCGCAAGGCGGCCCGGTCACCTTCTCGCGCGGTTCTCTTGCCACCGTGACGGACAGTGACGGCTACATCAAGTGGGCACAGCATAACCTGCTGCTGGCAAGTGAGCAGCTAGACACTTCTAGTTGGACAAAAACATCTGCGACGATAGCAGCAAATTCAATCGCCGCCCCCGATAGTGCGATTACGGCAGACACTATCGTTGCTTCGGGCGCAAACGGCACGGTTTTGCAGTCCTACACTGCTGTTGCTGTATCCTATGTCTTTGGCGTGTGGCTGCGCCGCAAGACCGGGGCGGGCAACATTCAGATTGCTGCCGACAACGGCACATACACGACCGTTACAATCACCAACGATTGGGCGCTCTACACTGTCACGCAGACCCCGACGGCGGGCACGAAGAGCGCGGGCATCCGCATTGTCACCAGCGGCGATGAAGTCTACGCATGGGGCGCATACCTCTACCGCTCCGACCTCGGCGGGATGCAAGCCAACGCCTCCGCGTATCCGTACTATAACCCGAGCACGCCGAAGAACCTGTTGGGGTACTCGGAAGCGTTTGATAATGCGGCGTGGGTAAAGCTTCGCATCAACGCGTTTGGTTCAGGCTCTGTAGCCAATGCTACAATAGCGCCAAATGGTTCTCTTTCGGCGGATCTCATAACCGAAAACACGACAGCATCTGATAGTCATACGCTGTATCAGGGCACCTCATCTCTGCCTTCGGGCGGGAAGTTTGTGTATTCTTTTTACGCGAAACCAAACGGAAGAAACTGGGTACAGGCCGTCAATTACATTGACCGTGACTATTCTTGTTTCTTTGATATTCAAAACGGTACTGTTGGCTCTGCTGTTAACGCGACAGGATCAATCACATCGGTTGGCGATGGTTGGTATAGGTGTTCTATAGCCTTTACTGTCGCTGTTGCGGGCGCATCGGAATGCTACGTTTTCTTGGCGACTGCAAATAATACGAGAAGCTACACCGGAGACGGCACTTCCGGCATCTACCTCTGGGGCGCGCAACTCTCCGACAGCGCGAGCCTTGACCCGTATGTCGGCTCTTATGGTGCCGCGCCATCTCCCGCTGCTGCCTATGGCCCGCGCCTTGACTACGACCCGTCAACGCTGGCGGCAAAGGGGCTGCTGGTGGAGGAGCAGCGGACGAATTTGATTACGCAAAGCGCTGATTTCAGTGCGTCATCGGTTTGGGGTGTGGGGGGTATAACTGTATCGGCAAACGTCATTTCCGCGCCAGATGGGACCACATCCGCAGATAAACTCATTGAGGACACATCTACCGGCTTTCACCGTATATCTCAATCTGTGTCCATTACAAGTGGAACAACGTACACATTCAGCGTTTATGTAAAATCAGCTGAACGAACTATTATAAATATTCAGCTGGGTGGTGGCCCGTTTACCTTTACGCTTTTGCAATATAACCTTTCGGCAGGGACTAGCACGGGCGGTACAATCACTCCAGTCGGCGGTGGCTGGTATAGGTGCACAGCTTCTTCCCTCGCTACCTCTACAAGCAGCGGAACAGTATTTGTTGAAGTGTGCGACAGCTCTGGACAGCGCAATTATACTGGCAATGGGTTTTCCGGGGTCTATGTATGGGGCGCACAGCTTGAAGCCGGATCCTTCGCCACCTCCTACATCCCCACTGCTGCTGCGACTGTCACCCGCAACGCCGATGTGGCAAGCGTGGGAGTGAGCCAGTTTCCGTATAGCGCGACTGAGGGAAGCATCGTTGCCAATGTCACTCCGCTCAACGTGGCCGCTGCCAGACGTGCTGTGCAGATTGACGACAACACAGAGAATGAACGCTATACGCTGTCCACCAATAGCACACCAAATGGCCTGTTCACGGTAATCGACGGCGGATCGTCTCAGGCTGCGATTGCCACCGGAACGCCAGCGGCCAATACGAACATCAAACTGGCGGCGCGGTACAAGGTCAATGACTTCGCCCTGTCGGTAAACGGCGGCGCTGCATCAACGGACACCAGCGGCACGCTTCCGATAGCCAATCTGCTCATGCGGCTTGGCAGCGGTACATCATCCACAGAACCGCTGAACGGCCATATACGTCAAATCACATATATTCCGCGTGCTTTGGCTAATGCGGAACTCACCGCAAGGAGCGCATAATGGGCAGTGACCTTATGTACCGCGCCACCGACGAAGCCACATGGGACGCATGGGCCGCTATCGTCAGCCTCACCTATGACGGCCACCCCAACGGCTGCTACATTGACGAAATCGGCCCCGTGGTTGTCACTCCGGCTGTTGTTGGCCCCGATGGCGAGATCATCACGCCCGCCGTCATGGACAACCGCTACCATGTGAACGTGCGCCTGATCCAAATCGCAGGGCCGCTTCCTGACCCGCTGCCCGAAGACTACGTCCCACAGGGCCACAATCCTGCTGTGCTGGCTCAAGGTGGGCCCGGCGTTGAGTGGCTTAACCCGGCGGCTGTTGAGCATCCTTGCCGCATTTGGGCGGGCGGGGTGAGCTATTGGACACCCGAACTTAAATCTGTTAACTAATGTTTAACCCGACTGGCCGGGTACGCCAGGAACCGAAAGGTATGTGAATGACCGAGAACGAACTAGCGGTTGCGACCGCGCCGGAACAGGCTCCCACGGCGGCGCCCGCTTCTGAACCAGACAATTCATCGCCGGAACCGACGCCTACGGATGCGCCCAAGACCTTTTCTCAAGAAGAACTGGACGCCATCGTCGGCAAACGTCTCGCAAGAGAACAACGGAAATGGGAGCGCGAGCAAGCGCGGAAGCAGACGGCCCAGACCCCGGCACCACCGCCGGAACCGCTGAAGCCCGACGACTTCACCAACGCGCAAGCCTACGCAGAAGCCATGGCGGAACGCAAGGCGGCAGAGATGCTGGCCCAGCGGGAAGCGGAGGCGGAACGCACGGCAACGCTCGAAGCCTATCAGGACCGTGAAGAGGAAGCCCGCGGCAAGTACGACGACTTTGAACAGGTCGCCTACAACCCGAAGCTGCCAATCACGGAAACGATGGCGCAAACCATTCAGTCTTCCGAGATCGGTCCCGATGTGATCTATCACTTGGGGTCGAACCCGAAGGAAGCCGAACGGATTGCGCGCCTCAGCCCGCTCTTGCAGGCACGGGAAATCGGGAAGATCGAGGCCAGACTGGCGTCGTCTCCACCGGCCAAGAAGACCTCAACCGCCCCGGCTCCTATCGCTCCGGTCACGGCCCGCACCTCTGGTGCACCTGCGTTCGACACCACCGACCCGCGCTCCATCAAGAGCATGTCAACGTCGGAATGGATTGAAGCAGAACGGCTGCGCCAGACGAAGAAGTACGAGGCACAACGCAAACGCTAAGCCAAGGAAAAGACAATGGCTAACAGCATTCTTACTATCGACATGATCACCCGGAAGGCTCTCGAAATCCTTGAGAACAACCTGGTGATCACCCGCAACGTCAACCGCGCCTACGACGACAGCTTCGCCGTTGAAGGTGCCAAGATCGGTTCTACCCTCCGCATCCGTCTGCCCGACCGTGCGCTGGTGACCGACGGTGCTGCCCTTCAGGTGCAGGACGACAACGAGCAGTTCACCACGCTCACCGTCTCCAGCCAGAAGCACATCGGCGTCAACTTCACGTCTGCCGAACTGACCATGCAGCTCGACGACTTCGCTGATCGTGTGCTCAAGCCGCGTATTTCGCAGCTTGCGTCCTCCATCGACGCTGACGTCGCCAACTCCTACAAGTCGATCTTCTCGTCCGTCGGCACCCCCGGCACGACCCCGTCCACTTCGCTTGTCCTGCTTCAGGCCCAGCAGAAGCTGAACGAGTACGCTGCCATGATGCCGAACCGCTATGCCACGGTGAACCCGGCGGCCAACGCGGGCCTGGTGGAAGGCATGAAGGGCCTGTTCAACCCGACCAGCACAATCTCGCGCCAGTTCAAGAACGGCATGATGGGCGAAGGCATCCTCGGCTACGAGGAGATCAACATGTCGCAGTCCATCAAGGTTCACACGACCGGCTCGGCCT